TTCCTCCCTCCGCAGGAGGAGGATCCACCCTTTCCTCCCCCTGTATAAGGGTGGGATCGCTCTTAAGTCCAGGTGGGGACTGACTTTTTACCAGCTAGTTGTCTAGCTCTTTTTCTTTGGTCTAAAGTAAACCCAAGTGCTAGGTGATTAGTAGCTTGTACTGGGTCGTCTAGGAAGGCTTCCATCATGTCTGACCAGTCTTCACGCTTCTGTGCTTTAGCCATCTCATAGTCTGAGATCGACATAGCATCTGTGAACCATTTAACACCTTGAGCTAAGCAGTCCAATCTGTCGTCATGTTTAACTGCACCTTTCTCACGACACATCCTACTCATCTGATAGAAGAGCATATAGAGGAGTCGTTCTTCTGGAGCAGCGTCTGGATTAGACTTAAAGTCCCACTCAATAATCTTTCTGTCGATAATGAGTCGGTGTTGGTTCATGACCGGTTCTAAGGCGTCGATGATTCGGTCTTCTTTTCTGACGTTGGCTCTGACTTCTTCAACGTCGATGTTTTGTTTTGTCGTCTGGAGATGTTTCTTAAATAGTTCTCCGATGACGCCATCGCCGAAATTTGTTTCGATAAGTAATTTAGTAACCCCATACTTTTTACAACCTTTGAGAATGTCTAGAAGAGTTCGATCACTGTACCCGTCCCTATAAGCTCGCATTTCGTGCAAGTACAGGAAACCGTTGTGTTGGGAGATATAAGCTGCTGCCGTTTCATCTGATCCTCTACCCGACGGATCAACTGAGCAGATTCTTTCTGTGTAAGGTGCCCAGTTTCCTGATATAGACATTGGACTGTAGAAATAATCTCCAGGTAGACCCACAGTTGGGAGGTCTTTAATGACGTTTTGGGGGTCTGAGCACCAGACGATGTGTTCGGGGGCCTCGTTGGAATTGACGCTAGTAACGATGAGGTCTTCACATTTGAGGGGGAATTTCTCTGCATCGCTAAGGCTGGTGTCAAGCATAAACTGCAGCATAAAGTTGCTGCGGCCCATAGCGGCTTCACGTTCAATAAGTTCTTCATTGTCAAATCGATCGGGGTCAGTTACCTCCCATTTCTCCGCACCACTATCGATGTCTTCTTGCAACGCCGGGGCGAGCAGACCTTCGTAGTTTGCTTGATCTTTTGGATAACGGGCGGGCCAAACGAATGGACGGTAATTCCTCTCTGCCAGTTTCCGGTATACGGTAAACACTGTCTGAGGAGTACCGAGGTACATAATGCGACTATCATCTTTAGGTGTAAGGATTGATTCTGCTTCGGTACAGAGCTGAAGAAGTTTCTCCCTCATCAGTTCTGTCATTGAGTTACCAGGAACCTCGATATCATCAAGGATCATCAGGTCGGCGCGGGAACCGGTCAGCTGTCCAGTAATACCAACCGATTTCACCGATGGGGCCTGGTGGGGACTGCAATTTACGTCGAATGAAATCCTTGACCATCTTGCACCATCTTCTTTTGGTCGTAGGTGTGTTAACCATGGGGTTTCAATGATTAGTTTTTGTAAGAAGATTGACATGTTATCTGCACGTTCTTTAGATGCAGAGATAATCATGATCTTCTTTTCTGGGTTATTAAACAGCGTCCACAGCACAAAGGCTCCCGTAATCCAGCTCTTACCGACTCCTCGGAAGGCTTGGATCTGTAGACGCTTAGGACCGTGCTGTAGGTAGTCTGCGATGTGATATTGGGCTCTAGTGGGTGATGGAAGATCAAGCTGCCCCCACAGGGCTTGTAAGAACAGCTTGAAGTCACCCTTCATTGCTGAAAGGGTATCTGTCATCAATACTGACCGTAATTAGTGTTGCTTGGTTTTGATGGCATTAAATCGCCTAGTTTATTCATCCACCAGCTACCACCTTGAATAAATAAATCCTTGACAGCATCAACACCTTGGTTAATAACTTTATCAACTCCACCGTCAGTACGTTCATTAACAACGTCAACTACATCAGGAACGATACCAAGAACTCCACCAAATCTAGGTCTACTTTGTTTAATACCTAATTTTAATTGGTTGACTAATCCGCCTTTCGGTAACTTAGGGCCACTAGTTGGGTTAATAATAGGTTGTGTTCTCGGTCTTGGTAACCGACCATTAGCTGCACGGTTTGTATCCTGTACAGTTACTCTCCCTGTTGCGTTAGTTGTTACAGGTCCAGACTGCTTCGTGGAGTCACCGATACTAAGAGCAGCAGATTGGTTACGTTCGTAGTTATCAATAGCCTGGCGAGAGATGCCTTGCTGTTCAAGTTGCTTCAGTTTTTCTGTCTGCATCTCGAAGGTTTCTGGAGCCCTCCCAGCGTTTGGATTCCTCCTATACCCACGTGGATCGGTTGGGTCTGGATTAACCATCTGTTCGTCTCCTGCGGCCGCAAGAGCATTAGACGCACGGGTGCCACGACTTAGACCCTGCTCTTCAAGATCCCATTCGTAGAAGTCCTCCATATAGTTCTTAGTCATCCCGATGTCATCCATCACTCCTTGTGGGAAGCGAGGAGCAGCACCATGCATTGAGTTACGTCTACCGTTCTCAGGCAGCATGTTGTTGATTGAGATACTTCCACCAGAGGATGCAGCGTTACCATGACCACGATGCTGTTGAGCACCTGTCATAGCTTGTACGTTTCTACGTTCTGCTTCGGATAACTTAAACCAATCGTTTTGTAGTTTCTCTCTAAATTTTTGGAGCTTCTGTTCTCCGTATCTAGTACGGATGTGCTTTTCAGTGATGGGATCTATGTCCTCACGAATAGCACGACGATTCAATCCACGGGCTTCACCTGTACTACTGGTGTTACTTTCTAAGAGGTTACTACCAGCAATGCTCCTATATTCAACACCCATAGCCTTACGGGCTTCACGTGGAGTCTGACCATCATTAAGACGGCTAATAAAATCTGCCTCTAGTTCATCCCAACTTGCATAATTAGATGGTATTCGTCCAGCGTCTTGCCATAGTTTAAATACTTTAGCTGGGTTCTTATCGTAAGTTGGGATAGAACTAATCGGTCTATCCTTTCTTGGCATTTAATTCATTAAATAAGATCAATCAAGCTCACAAACGGGCTACGAGTGCCCTGTTTCTTCGTTGGGGTAGGAGTAGACCTACGGACAGGTTTAGGGGCCTTAGAGACGCTCCTAGATGTCTTAGAAGAGCTTGCTGGTTGTTTCTGTACCTTAGTGGATACGTTATTCTTTTTGACAGGCTTCGGTGTAGCCAGAGTCTTACGTTTTACTGGCTTCGGTGTATCTGTCCTTTTTCTTTGGAGCAGGAGAGGATTTCCTACCATCAGTAGTACTATCCTCAGTGCTATCTTCGTTCTTAATATCAACGCCGCGCTGAACTGCTTTGATTGCTCTAGGAGTCAGATGAGCATTCTTCAGCGCGTTGAGATTGTCATTACCAGGATCATTCGTCGCCTCACGTGGCGTAGTCTGGTTCTTGTCTCCTAGTTCCATAAATGTGTGATTCGATTATTCTCTCCCTTAGTGGACAGGTCCCAAATGTGAACCTCATCCACTGGAGCCAGTCGTTACTTCCTTTGTCCTGATTACATACTCTGCAGGCACTAACACAGTTTCGTGTAAGATCGTCGCCCCCGCGAGAACGAGGATGAACATGGTCAATAGTGAGTTGGTTAATGTCATAAGATTTTCCACAATAAACACAAGTTGAGCCGAAATGCTCTTTGATGGCGCGTCTCCAAAGACGCTTTGCTTCGGGACTTGTCATCGTTATTAGGTTGTAAAGGTAATAATCAGGGGATGGAAGTAGAGGGGTCATTTACGTTTTTTCTTTTTGGCTGAACACTTGAGCTTGTCACGATTCCTCGCACGGTTGGTTGATGCTTTTTCAAGGACTGTCCCTCCACCTTCGCAGTGGGATACATCCTTGCCATCACCATTACCGTACGTTCCTCGTTGCCTATTAAGACGATTTAGCTCAACCCTCTTGTCTTTAGCCTTTTTAGTTTTGTTGTATTTCGCCTGCTGCTTCAGACGACGCTTACGTGCAGCAGGGTTCTTTTTATAGTAATCAGAAGTCTTTGCCATTATGCAATCTGATAAAGATCCCGAGAGCTAAAAGGCCGCATTGCAGGAATTATGGTGTTGTAAGGACATTTATATATGAACTTAAAGTTTTTAACCTCTAATATGCAATTTTTGCTTGGAGTATTTCGTCCATTATCTGGGGTATGAACCATGAAGTGAAGTTGACTTAACCGCCAGCCCTTATCCAGTTGGCTTTGAACATCTGAGGTGAAGTTGAAGGTGTAAGTCTTCCAAGTGCTAGAGGTACTCCACTGGTTTATCTCTTCAGAACTCCACCTCTTGTGGTTTGTACTTGACGTGAGGATTTCTACCCCGAAACGCCTAAGAGCAATGCCACCATCTTCGTTTGGGTAAGTACGCCATTGAAAACTACAACCCTTGATAAAGTCACCTGTCAACCAACGCCCGCTATTAGTGCCGATTTTGGTGTTCATCCAGCCTCCATATCTTGACTGAGAATTCCATTTAACGATTCCCTTTGCTGGATCGTCACCGCTGCTATGACCTAACTTGTCGGTGTTACTTACATTCCAGCTTGCGGTTGTGTTGCCGTAATCAGCAGTGCCGGAGATGTCGTTATTTTTTACACCAGTGAAGTGAGGATGGTTGCCCGACCTTATGGATTCTTGGGTGTGAATTTGGATCGCCATGGTTGTTATTCGATGTAAAACAAATTACCAGATTTATAGATTTTAATATCCTGTTTATCTCTAGATTTGATGTATGTACTGCCGTGGCTATGACTGCTACTGGCATAGTTGCTGTGGCTATGGGTCTTAGGTGCCTTATTGTCATCAACCCACTTTTTATTGACAATGTTGTTGTCCTTCTCAATTTTTCCTGTGTAGTTGATTGCGTCACCGCCACTTCCAACATTTGCGTACGCCCAGAAAAAGTCTGTAACAGTGCTACTGCCTTCTGCCTTTCCTTTGATAGAAAATGTACGCACATCATCTCCAATGCGGCCAATCTCTGTGCCTGCATTATTCCCGTCGCCATCTCTAATGATGATTCGTTCGTTGCTACCACTTGCGATGTGACCACCAGGATTCAATTGGACTCGGGCTGCATTATTCAAACCGTTGCTCTTTAGATCTACATTGTGATTAAAAGCAGTTTGATCTGCGCCAACGTAAATTTTAACCACTCCGTTATGTTTCAGCTTCAGGTTGCTGTTCTGACCTGAATCAAGGTGACGAGTCTTAACTGCAGCATCTCCATCCATATTCAATGTGCCAGTCAACGTTCCGCCAGCTAGTGGCAAATAAGTTGCAGCAGCCTGATCTTTCGTCAGGAAATCACCTAACTCTTCAGGGTTTACACCTTCAGCAGCAGTGATGCCACGGATTTCGTACTTCTCCCCTTCGTTCATCACACCGTCCCCTTGCAGGAACTGGAGCTTCATTGTGTAGACCGCCTCTCCGTAAGCGTTGGTATTTGCCTCAGGGTCTTCTGTGATGCGATACAAACCATAGTTGGTCTTATCCAGCGCCCCTGCAAAGACGTGATCAACCTCCAGGTAGTCGCCAGCACTAAGAACACCAGCCCAATCGACCTCTACACCAGACGCATCATTCTTCGAGATGACAATTTGCTCAAGGTGGTCGAACTGATCATCAGGGTCAACAGCTTCAAAGAATCCAGGTCGAACCTTGTCCTTCTCGCAGTTAATCAGGTTTTCTGTGCATAGATTACGGCAGGCAACATCCTGAGGATCCATTGCAATGCAGTCGCCCATACACTGTTCATAAGCAGCATCACAGTCGGCTTCATGCTTGAACTCATAGGTGCCACGGAACGTCAGCCCCAGCAGTGCATCCAGCTTGTATTCCAGCGTGTCGATTTCAGCGTCATGCAGTGCATCACGTTCAACACGGGCATCAATCTCATCCTGCAGTGCAGTGTCCTGACGGTCCTGATCTGCTTGAACTTCTTTCTTGTAGTCTTCTAGCTCCTGCTCTTGACGGTTCTGGTCTGCTTGGAACTCAGGATGGGTGACGAACCGATAGGAGACTGATCCATCAACAGGATCTTCGGACTTATTGATGTCAACTTTGATCTCATTGATTTCTGCATCCTGACGATCTTGGTCAGCTGAGACCTCTTTTTTGTAGTCTTCCAGAGCCTTATCTTGGCGATCCTGGTCAACTGAGACTTCTTGCTTGTAGTCTTCTAGTTCCTGATCTTGACGATCTTGATCTTGTTTGAACTCATCTTGGGTTACATAATCCGAGTGATCGACATTAGTGATCTCATCATACAACCACTGGTTATAATCAGCTTGTGTATTCCAAACCTCACCGTCAGGACCATCAATTACAATACCAGTATTAGTTCCAGAAGGGAGTACCTGATCTGTTGTAATCTTCAGTTTTGATGTATCAATAGCAAGTTGACCATTCTGTAAAACAATGGCACCGCCTGGCATAAGGCTCAAGCTAAGGCAGTCCTTACCATCAATAGTGGTTCCAGCTTTAAGTCCACCATCAGGGCAAGCTGCACCACCACCGCCACCACCTCCTCCACCAACAGGAACTACATGGCTCCCGTAACGGCCAAGAGGGACAGTAAACTCAGTACAGTCACCGTAGTCAATCTCTTCGTACCCAGGATCATCTTCCGATGCAACAGGTACTACGTGTGAGTTATAGCGACCGTCTTCAATGTCTTCAATGTTACCCTCACAATCTTCGGAGGTGATTCGTTTAGTCATCGTTTATAAAGTCGATTTTGTACTAGTTCAGGGTCAACCGTAGGCATGAGGTTTGCCAACTTATCCAACGGGTTCCCTTCGTATGCGACACCAGTGATGTCGTTATTTTTGAGCCAATCACAGGCTGCTTTTAA